AGAGCGGCGCTTGCTAAGCGCCGCGAATTTGCTAGAAGAAGAGGAAATGCTAAGAAGGCGTGCTCGTTGAGCACGTCTTCTGAAGGAGGCATTCCTGGACCTGTGTATGCGCCCAATGGAGCGAAGACCTCCACTCTTGTGAGGTCATCCCATCGGGACATACAATCATCGAGACTCTTCCGGGTAGGTTTGGCGTGCCAAACATCCCGCAAGTGTTTTGATACCTCATGATGCCGCTTGATAAGTGAAGAAAACTTAACAGCCGGGACCATGTCATCCGTCATTCCGAATGCTAACGCATACTGATTTCGGGAAAAGGCAGTACCCCGTCTGCGCACATCGTCCAATCTGCCAAGATTGACGAGGCCCTTCGGGGGATCATGCCCTATAGGTATCAACCGGTAGTCAGCAATACAGTGATCGACGTCCTGTTCAGCCATCTGAACCAGTTCATCGTACAGCGCGGAGCTCCATAGTCTCTCAAAAGAGACATCAGGATTAACCGCCTGGCCCCACAGTAAGCTAGCTACTGCTCGACGATGGAACTTCGAGGCACACCGGGTTAGAGGAGAGGATTCACGAATGAATCCCGCCCCGCCTAGTGCACGTGGCAAATAAGGAGGAATTCCCACCTTTTGGAACTGATCAGGAAGATCAGGCCAAAGAGTGAGAGAGACACAGTGGATGGACTTGTGAGAGTGACCAGCGGCTGCATAAGCAGCTTGGGCAGTACCCGCTCTCCACCACAACGGTAGGTTGTTAGGCCTACAGTCCGGACCAAGACCGTCAACTAATCCACGTAATGGGATAGCGGACGCTCTATGCTTCCGTGTGAGAGTAAGATAGGTTTGCGTATCAACACGCACAAACTTTCTCCCACTCCTCCCCTGCTTTCCACGTCGGACACGGTAGATGGGAGGGCCCTCACGAGCCACCACCAACCGCGTGCCAAAGAAGGTCCACAGTTCTTCCAGGAACACCCCCCTGTTGGGAGATATGCAGTGTTTACCCGCCGAGAGTTGAGCACCAGTCCGTTCTAACCTGGACTCGTACTCCTCTCTCGCCGAATTTACAGCCACACCAAGTAGGTCATCTCCGCATATTACTGCGGCAGCGCGGATGGATTCACCCGCGAGACCCTTGAAAGTCTTCTGAACTTCCAGAGCCCCTTCCCAACACCACCCATGGTAGATGCACAAGAGTGACCAAGTGCACGGGAGTCCCATGAGGATGCCCCGACTGGTGACGGCAGTTAGTCCGTCCGGCCATGTCAAGGTTTGGGGAGCTGTTCCAAGACGAAGTCCG